ACTGGCAAACTCGCAAAGCACCGGGGATCAAGCTTCGAGCTAGAAATAGCAAGGCTTCTTGAGATGGAACTCGGTATAAAATTCCAGAGAAATCTGGAACAGGTGAGAACGGCGGGGCATGCAGATCTTGTTGCCTCAGATCAAGCCTTTCCGTTCTCCCTAGAATTAAAACGCAGGCGCACAGGCAACCACATACCCGCTGGCGCGTGGAGGCAGGCACAAGAAGCCAGCAGCAAAGATGACGCTCTCTTTCCCTGCGTCATCTACAGGTACGACCGTCTCTCCCCTAGGGCGGTCGTACCGTTTGCCGCCATCGTGGAGGCTGAAACAGGACACAAAACCAATAACATGGACGACCAAGCTGATCTAAGCTTTCCAGCTTTCTGCAAGCTGACGAGAGAGCTATTGGCATGGCGCGCAGAGAGGACCGGACATGACAAAGGGCATGACAAAGACGTTTTTGGCACTGAAGCGTAATCTTAAAAACATGAAAGATGACCTGCGTACCGCAGAGTATAATCAAATTGACCAGCGGTATGAGCTGTATTCCTGCAGAGAGCGCGTCGATAACTGCGAGGCACTGCTGGATGACTTGGCGCGCCAGATCAACGAGGCGCTGGCATGACCCCACCAAAGATCGTCCCATGCGACCACCCCTCCTGCGAGAGCGGCTACATCACGCACACATGGACCGTCTGCTGGCCCTCAGAGTTCAGCATGGGTGAACCCTACGAAACGCAAGAGAAGTGCCGCAAGTGCAACGGTGAAGGCGTGATTTTAGAAACAGAATTGGAGGACAGACATGGCGATTAACAAGACCTACCCCGTCGAGCACATGAACTTCAACATAAGCTTCGACAAGGTCAACGGCGCCTGGTTCAGCTTAACCACCGAGAACAGCAAGCAAGCGCTGTTCTCAGGACCAATTCACAAGGGCATGGCAAGAGAGCTGCGCGCCCTCGCATATGCAGTCGATGAGCTGGAGGATGCCCTGTGAAGCACAACAAGGTCAAAGCCAAGCCCGGCGTTCATTATAATTACAGCATGTATGAATACCATGAGTCTCTGGTGGCGCCAGATGGCACCCGGCTCATCAATGCGTCTTACATTAAGACCGCTGACAAACACTCTCTAATGAAAGCAGAATTTGGTGAAAGCACGATCAGTGCAATAGCGGCTCGTATAGGCACCGCGCTGCACGCTGAGGCGCATGAACCAGAGAAAGAGCTGGTGTTGCTCAGCGAAGAGACTTCGCGTGCCACAAAGGCTTTCAAGGCCGCTGACGCAGAGGCAGAAAAAGACGGCAAGATCCTATTGACGCAAAGCGAATACGACCAAGTCAAAGAGATGGTCCACGGCTTCAAGCATGAGCGCCGCATGATTGGTGGCTTAATGAATGACGCACATTGTAAAAAGCTACTCACCGCAGAGGACCGGATTTGTGAGGCAACCCTGATCGCACAAGATCCAGCCAGCGGCGTCTGGATGAAGGGAAGGCCCGACATATACTCACCCAAGCTGCAGGTCATGGGCGACACAAAGAGCACGGTTGGCGCCGACCCACGAACCTTTAAAAAACAAGTATTTGCATTGGGTTATGACTTGCAGTGCGCGTGGTACTTGAAGATAGCAGAGCTATGTGGCTGGCACGTAAAAACGCTGCCCGGCGTAGACACCCAGGTCTTTGGATTCATGGCGGTGGAAAAGACCAAGCCATACCCTGCGCATTTCCATGTGCTCGACAACGCAACCATCAGACGCGCCAGAGCGCGCATTGATGCGCTGTTGATCGACATCGCCCAAGCTCGAAAGGACGGCGAATTTGGAACCAACTGGGGAGCCTACACAGTGATTGAGCTGCCCGAATATCTACAAACCGAAGAGGAGAGATGAATGCAATTCAACGGGAAAGTTTTGCGAAAACTTCGTGAAAACAAAGGTATATCGCAAGTAACTTTATGCAACGATTTAGATTTAGGCCAATCGCTATGCTCTAAATACGAAAGAGGTATAGTGCATGATCCCTCAGCAAAAAGAATAAAACAATTTGCTGAGTATTTGGATGTTCCTTACGAGGCTTTCTTCGGTGAACTTGACGAAGATGAACCTGTTTTAACAAATCCAAAACGAAACATTCCAACGCGCTTTGATGTTTGTGTGCATGTAAAATTCGATTGGATTTCAAGCAAAAAACTTCAAGCAAAAAGCTCAAAAAAATTGGAGGAAACACAATGAAATATCAAATCACAGATGCCATCGTCATGTGGCCTCGGTTGCGCTCGGCCTACCCCAAAGACCACGCGCAAGCTGGTCAGGTCCATGCATGGGCCTATGACGAAGCGCAGGGACGCAGTGTGCCAGTGCCTGTCACGCATCAGGACGCGGCCTACGAGGTTGAGCTGCTGCTGAACAAGGACCAAGCAAAAGGCTTGGCAGAGGTTATCAGACAAGTGGCAAACACCAATCCAAAAACGGCAGGCAAGATCTCTGCCGAGGATTTAACCAGCGACAAGCTGTTTAAAAAAGAAGACAACCTTTTTAAGCGCCGCGCCAAGAAAAAGACTTGGGGCGAATCCGGCAAAGAGGTTGCCCAGTATAGCCTCGACGGCACGAAGTACGGCCCCGACTTTGAGCTGACGTCAGAAAGCAAGGTGCACGTAAACCTGTGGATTGATGGCTGGTCACGCGGGTCCAACGCAGGCGTCCGCACCGTGATTGATAGCGTCATGGTGGTGGATCTTGCAGAGCGTAAAGCCCCGGCAGAACCTGCAGAACACCCGTTCAAAGATCTGGTGCAAGCCAACGGCGCAGGCCATGTGGCGCACCCATTCGCCCAGCAGCTCGGCCTAGATGAAAAGCCAGTCCCTGCCCCAGCAAGCGCAGCGCAAGAGTTCGACGACGAAATACCATTCTAACGGTGAGTTTGTACAAAAAACGGAGAGACAAAATGGACATGAACCTATTTTCGGAGGCGTCAGTGTTAGACGAAAGCATGACGCTTATTACAGTAGAGATGGCAAAACAACTGATGAATAAAAACGCAGATAATCCAAGGCCATTCGTCAAATCAACTGCAGAAGATTACGCGCGACAAATGCGTTTATCACGGTGGGGTAAAAGCTCAGAGTCACTTGTAATTACACGCACAGGGCGCCTGGTAAACGGACAGCATCGGTGTTGGGCGATAATAGTAACGGAATTAGCCCAAAAAATGCATGTCGTAATCATAGAAGATGAAGACTTTGATGAAGTTTCTGCCGTGCTCGATCAAGGAATGAAACGATCAAATTCTGTTATTTTAAAAACACCAAGCGAGATCGTACAACCAATTACGTTCTTACTGAGAGGCACTGGAGTCAAAAGGGTAAAGCCTGACGACATTAAACCGTTTATTCATAGCCCAATTGGCGAACACCTTAAATCCATTTCTGAAATCCGCACAACAAGGCGCATTTGGAGAAACACGCAAGTGCGCGCGGCGATGGTAATCGCAGTGCGGGCAAATTGGGTAGGCTTTACAACGGCTTTGACGATTTACCAAAACCTCAACGAAAAAAATATGGCTACATGGCCTCACATTTTCAGCGAGCTTTTTGTCCAACTTACGGACACGCAGAAAAAACTAAATCGCAGCGGAACTACGCTGGAAAATGATTGGTATATGCGTAGCCTTTACGCCTTCAAGCATCACGGCATAGCAGACACAAAAACGGTCCGCTTAATGCAGAGCTTCCGAAAAGAAGCAAAAGAAAAAACGCGCAATGTAATGAAAGAAATTGCGCCTAATTACTTAAATTAAGGAGGACCAACCCATGTTTAAGATCGAAAAAGACATCCCAATTCCGCAAATCAGTCATGGTCCCAGCAGGTACGACGAGCTGCTACATATCATGGCGCCGGGCGATAGTGTGCTACTGAAAAAAACTGAAGCAAAGTACCTTTATACGCGCGGCAGGATGCGCAAACGCAGAATAGTCATACGCGCCGAGGGTGACAAATTTCGCGCGTGGTACGTGGGGCCAGTGTGATGATTGTTGATCAGATATTAACGCATAAGCTGGAGGATGCAGTCACACTCATCACTCCAGCAATGGCTGAAGAAATGCTGCAGGGTAATACCGACAACCGCAAATTCTCAAAAAGAATAAGCGAGGATTACCAACGGCAAATGAAGCTGGGGCGCTGGCGCAGGTCGCCAGAGCCTCTCGTAATCACTGATCAGGGCCGGATTATCAGCGCGCAGCATAGACTTAATGCAGTGATAGAAACTGGCTTGGCACAAGAGTTTATGGTTGTGCTTGTCAAAGATGAAGACTTCAACGAGGTCTTTGGCATTGTCGATCAGGGCAAAACCAGAACCGCCGCTGACGTGCTGCAAACCGACAGGCAGCTTTTAACCCCACTGACGTTTCTCTTGCGGGTCGCCGGAGTGAAATCGGTCAAAGCAGAAGACATCGAACCCTTGTGGTTTGGAGAGCCAGGTACGCTACTAAACTCCTTTGACCAAATAAAAACAAAGGGCAAAACCTGGCGTAGCACCGGGTTTCGCGCAGCGGCAATCGTTGCATATCTTGAGGGAAGCGTAAAAATAAATGAAATTCTGCGCGTTTATGAAATACTTAACCGCGCAGACATGGGCTACTGGCCTCACTTGTTTGGCGCTTACTTCAAACAAATCAACGACAGTGAAAAGCCACTGTACGCAAATGGCAGAAGCGTGGCAGACGAACGCTTTTGCAGAGCGCTATACACTTGGCGAAACTATGATGCACGCACAAGGACCATCCGCATCACTCAGAAGTCACTGGATGAAATGGATGTCACTGTGAAAAAGCTCATAGGCAGTTACCTACCTGACGAAATAGACAGGACAACATGAGCGACTTTCCACAACCATACTGGAGCGAGTGGGCTGACAAGATCATCAGCAAATACTCGCTCCGAGAAGGACCAAAGGGCGAGCACCACGGCGCTTGCCCGTCCTGCGGTCACAATGATTGGCCCTCCACACGCTTCTGGATCGCAGAACACAACGGGCTGGTCAAAGTATTCTGCAGGCAATGCGACGACTTCAAGGCCATCACAGATGAAATGGCGCACGATGGCGTGTGGCCTGTAAAGCAGAAACAATATGAGTACAGACCCAAGCCCAGCATCAACGATTTCGCCAATGTAGTGCAGTTAGATACCAGCCCAAACGCCGGAGATTACATCCAGCGCAAAGGTATAAAACTCATAGGCGCCTCAATGGAGGGCGACACAGTCGTCGTGCCGCTCTACAACTACGAAGGCAAGGTCGTCGGGGAACAAAGAATCCAACCCTGCGGCAGCAAGAAATTTAACGCCGGGCTCAAGAAAGACGATGCCTTCGGCGTCATAGGTCAGCTCCAACCAGGGCAGGTTTGGGTCACAGAGGGATACGCAACTGGCGTCAGCGTCCACATGGCAACAGGCCTGCCAGTCGTCTGGGCGCTCGACGCAGGCACCCTGCCCAAAGTTTGTGATAAAATAAATTTTACATGGCCTGATATACAATTGAAGGTGGCAGGCGATAATGATAAACCAGGCATCGCAGCCGCCCATGCCGCCAAACAGCCTTACAGCTTACCACCTGTAGCCGAAATGGATTGGAATGATGTGCACGTCACCAGCGGATTAGACGCCGTCAGGGATGGCCTGGAGCGGCTGCACGAACCTCACAGAGAGCCAGAACGCCCTGCCCTGTTCACACACATCGACGAGCTGAAGATCCGCAAGCCGGAGTGGCTCATAGAGAACCTGCTAGAAGAAGACACGCTCGCCATGTGTTTCGGCGCATCAGGGAGCGGTAAGACGTTCCTGGTGCTAGATATGGCGCTCTGCGTAGCCACAGGACGCGCGTGGAACGGATACGCCGCAAAGAAGAAACCCGTGTTCTACCTCGCTGGCGAAGGAGGCAACGGCCTCGCCCGGCGTGTCGCCGCGTGGAAGAAGCACAACGGCGTGGGACCAGGCGAAGCAGAGTTCTACAAAAGCAACCGCGCAGTCGTGCTCAGTGATCCTGCGCAGGTCACGCACATGGTTGAACAAATAGACCTAATGATCGAAGCCAAGGGTGTGCCGGGACTCCTCATTGTGGACACTCTCGCGCGCTCTCTGGGCGCCTCAGAGGAAAGCTCCGGCACAGACATGAACCTACTCATAGGCGAGCTGGACGGGCTGCGAGAGCGCTACAAGGACATGGTCGTGCTCCTAGTGCACCACACCGGACATACAAACAAGGAGCGCGGCAGAGGCGCGTCAAACATCACCGCAGCGCTAGACCATGAGTTCCGCGTCGAAACATGGGGCGACGACGAGCTGGCAAAGGTGCTCGTCACATGGACCAAGATGAAGGAAGACGCGTTCCCACCACAGATGGCTTTCGTGAAGCTGCCCGTGGAGCTGATGACGCCAGACGCAGAGGAAGTCACAAGCATCGTTCTGGAGCGCACAGAGGATCTCCCAGAGGGCAAAACAGGTGGAGGTATGAGTGCCACACAAAAGACCGTGCTCAAGGCATTCGATGAGCTGGCAGAGCACGGCGAAGTCATGCGAGAGGAACTCAAAGCGCACTACTTCGATGGGCATGGAACAGGCAGCGAAAACGCCGACAGAAAGCGCTTCAACGCCAACCTAAAGAAGCTCATCGAAAAGCAGATCTTGGTGCAAAAAGAAGGAGTGCTCAGCCGTGTCTAAAGAGGTCGGCACCCTTCGGCACCCTTCGGCACCCGTGCTGGCACGTGCCGGGTGCCAGATGAGGGATAGTCGGCACCGCACCGCACCCCCTTGCGTAGCAAGGGTGCAGGGTGCCGCGTCCCGGGTGCAGGATTGGTCTGAATTGGAGGAAAAGGAATTTCGCCAATGTTTAAAGGGGATTTCAACATATGCGGAACTAGAGGGCGTGGCGAACCGCAGGAAGTGGCTAAACGCACCGCAATTGCAGAGGTGGAGTGCCGCACAACGCGAGATGATCCTCGAAAGAAAGTGGGAGCTGCAGCATGACAGAAGATGAACTGCGCGAGGCCATGATCAACCTGCAACGAGATGCAGCGAAGTCCGGGCGGCAGCGCAGAGCACCGAAAGACAAGAAGCGACCAGGGTGGCTCGAACCGCTCAGTGAGTTCGAGCTGGAGCTGCTGAGCCTCATGCGTGAACGGTACGCATGGGAAGCGGCAGATTTAGCAGGCGCAATGGATGAAACATTTCAAGACATGATGCCACGATTGCTGCACCTCATCGACCGAGGGTACGTCACCGTGGTCCACGATGGAAAAGGCTATGCGAGATACAGAGCGAAACGAAGAGATGACCTACGAAAAGATATTGACCAAGTTGGGCGAGATACTGAACGAGCGCGAGACCGAGTATGGGGACGCGAGACAAAGTCACGCAAGCGTAGCACAAAGGTGGAGCGCCGTACTAAGCCAACGTCTCTCTTCTGACATCAGCGCATATGACGTGGCGCTGATGATGGTGGAGCTGAAGTTAGCGCGCTTGTCCACTGGTGGCTACCATGAGGACAGTTTGCTCGACGCAGCGAACTACCTGGTGATCGCCCTCAGATTAGGCGCAGCGGATAACGAGGAGTAACATATGGACATGAGCCAACCCGGTTCGTCTCTCTTGGTGCGTAGGTTTTTGTCCTCCCTGTACCTGCGCGTCACACTGGGCGGCACTAGCGTTTTCACCTTTCGGCTAGTGTCGCCCTTTTGTTTGACTGGACCAAGGTTGCACACACTGAGGTCGGCCCGCACGCGCGCGCTCGCGAAGGCGGCGCCCAGCTCGGATAGCATAATGCGTATAACCATTATTATGTTAAATATTATGTCCATATCTAGTATGCGCCTCGGCCTAATGCACAACATGCTGATTTGCTACCAGATATTGTGCCGAGGGGGTCCGATTTTGACCCGGAATCGCGCCAGACCCCCCCCGCACCCGGCCCTATAGCCCCCCCGAGCACGAGCAGGTCAACACACACCGAAGGAGTAAAAAATGGCAGGCCAACCTCTCAAACGTAAAATCCTCGCCCATCTGGAGAAACTGGGTGGTCCTCAGTTTATCGCTGATCACATCGCTGGCGGCGGGTCTATCTCTGGCAAGGCGAAGGAGCTGGGCTATGACAAAGGCACGTTCTTGCGTGTGCTTACGAAGGCGCCGGAGTATAAGCAGGCGATCGATGAGGTGCGCGAGGTGGCTGCGGAGTATCACGCAGAGGCGAGTACCAATATTATGAACGAGCTGCGTGCGGAGCGTATGCGCGAGCGTAAGAATGCCAAGCCTGGCGAGAAGTTATCTGAGATATCCGCGATTGACGTGAGCATTGCGCGGGAGCGCGCGTCTCAGCATCGTTTTATTGCTGAGGCGTGGTCCGGTCGGTACAACAAGCGGTCTGACACGAATATTACGCTGAATGTTGGTGATCTGTACTTGGACGCGCTGAAGAAGGCCAAGGACGTGACCCCCACCCCGGAGGCCATTGAGCATGACGAGTGATGACCTTGAAAAAATCGCTGCGCGCGAATGGGATGGATCTGCGATGGACACAACATTTTCCCATTTTGAGCATCCTGGGACTTGCGTGCATTTGAGTTTTATTCCGTGGTTTAAATCAAAAACTGGTTACAAATGTGAATGGGCTTTGAACGGCAAGAAGATTAGTCGTGAAAAGTTAGACATTTTTCTGCAGGATTCAAAAGCATGACGAGTAGTAACCCGTTTGATGAGTTTATCGCGCTGTATCGGGACAAGCCTGCGCTTTTTGTGGAGGAGGTTCTGGGGTGTAAGCCGTTTGATTACCAGGTTGAGTTCTTGAATGAGCTGGTGAAGCCCACGCGGCGTCTGAGCATACGTTCTGGTCATGGCACGGGTAAGACGTGTTCGTGTGCGTGGGCGATGATTTGGATTTTGCTATTTCAGTTTCCTTGTAAGGTGATTGTGACGGCGCCGACCAGTGCTCAGCTTTTTGACGGCTTGTTCAATGAAGTTAAGAAGTGGATTAACGAGTTACCCCCCCAGCTCCGGTCTTTGTTGAATGTGAAGTCTGACCGTGTGGAGTTTATTCCGGCGCCGACTGAGGCATTTATATCTGCGCGTACAGCGCGCGCAGAGACGCCGGAAGCGCTCGCTGGGGTGCATAATGAGGCTGGGTACGTTTACATCATCTGCGACGAGAGTTCTGGTATTAGCGAGGCGGTGTTTGAGGCTGCGGCGGGGTCTATGAGTTCGACGAATTGTAAGACTATTTTGATCTCGAACCCTACGCGTGTGTCTGGGACGTTTTACGAGAGCCAGACGCGTCAGTCTGACAAGTGGTGGACGCGGAAGTGGTCTTGTTTGGACAGTCCTTTGGTGAGCGATGAGTTTGTGGAGGAGATGAAGCACAGGTATGGGCCTGAGAGTGCCGCGTTTTCGATCCGTGTGTTGGGTGAGTTTGCGAAGGCTGACATTGACACGATCATACCGTATGAGCTGGTGGATGCTGCGATGAGCCGTGATATTGCGGTTGATGAGCATCAGCGCACGATCTGGGCGTTGGACCCTGCGCGTTTTGGGGATGCTCGGACGGCGTTGGTGAAGCGCACTGGGAGTGTTGTGACTGAGGTTATGAGTTGGCGTGGGTTGGACACCATGCAGACGATTGGTCGTGTGATGGCTGAGTATGAGGCGTTACCGGAGAGCCAGCAGCCTGCTGAGATCTTGATTGACGAGGTTGGCTTGGGTGGTCCGATTGTTGACCGCATGCGTCAATTGGTGGGTGATATTGTGCGCGGCGTGAATGTGTCGGAGAGTCCGTCGAGCAAGGGCGTGTATAATAACTTGCGCAGTGAATTGTGGTTTAAGGCGAAGGCCTGGTTTGAGAGCCGGACGTGTAAGGTGCCTAAGAATGACGAGCTTTTGGCTGATTTAACGGCGATTACGTACACGTTTTCTGCGTCTGGCAAGATGCAGGCTGAGACGAAGGATAGCATGCGCAAGCGTGGGCTCAGGTCGCCTGACCTTGCGGATGCGTTGTGTTTGAGCTTTGCCTCGGATGAGATCACGATGTTGCGCGGTCCTATGCGTGGCTGGGATGGTCCTTTGCGGCGCAACCTGGCTGGTATTGTTTAGTCGGGCCATTCGGGTGGTCGATAGCCGTTGAGCATCCATTGCATGACGCGGATGGCTATGGGGTTGACTGGTCTTGTGCCATCGTCGGTTTCCCACCGCCGGATGGTTCTTTCGTTGGTGTTTAGGATGATTGACAACTGTCGTGCTGAGAGGCCCAGCGAAAGCCGAGCCTCTTTGAATTTATCTGGGGTCATTGTGAATACTCTTCCACTGTAATTTGGCTTTCGTCGTCGATGTTGGCGAAGGCGGGAGCGTGCGGGTGGCAGCGCCAATGTCCGACTGCCTTGCGTAGCGCCTCTGCCTCGCTGCGTGCTGACTTGGTAAATAGGCCAACACCGTCATATTTGCAGAGGTACTTTTTAGACTTGGCGGCAGGCTTGCGTGCTTGCTTTCCGGTGCCGTTACACTTGAAGCAGACGCCGCCGAGCACATTTCTGTGCGCAGCGATTTCGCCAGTGCCGTTACATCTGATGCATGTGTAGGTCATGTGTCCGTCTCCTTATTTCGCTGCTTTGTCGATGCCAAACGCCAGGTTGATGCCGTATGTTGCGGCGTTGTGCATGCGCCGTGCGAGTGCGTGATGAGCGCTTGCAGGGTTTACCTTTGCAGCTTTTTCAGAACGTGCAGCCGCATCCATAAAGAACTGAATGGCTTTTGAGCCATCGTTGTCAAGCTCACGCATTTTGGCGTTAAAGATTTTTTTAGCGGTTTCCCATTTTGTTGGAAATTTAGGGTACATGTTTGTCATTTTCTTACACCTTTCCGATTGCTTCGATGGCTGCTTTGGCGCTGTTGTAGCGGATCCACTGGTCGCCGAAGCCAAGTGGAAAGCGAAGATACCACTCTTTAGAGCCACCGCCGCTCTCTCTGCCGCCGACAAGTTCAAAGTTGTACCAGCCGTTTCCGACAGTCCCGGTCCAATGACCATTACCTTTTTTGCTGATCTCATCAATTGTACCGCAAAGTGCGATGCGGTTGTTGACGTAGGTGATTGGGCCTTTTTGAGTAATCGTTGTCATTTTTCTCTCCTGAGTCAGTGGGCTTCATTGCCCTATACATCTGATATAGGGCCATTGGCCCGCTTTACAAGGCCTGATATATATTTTTTTTAATATTTTTTATTTCGCCCCTCAAATTACGTGATTTGCCCTTGGCGTGTTAAAATTTCCGCGAGCAATCGATGGAGGTGTGTTTATGCCAATGGTCGGCGGGAAAAAGTATTCTTACACCAAAAAGGGCATGGCTGCGGCTAAGAAGGCTGCAAAGACGTCTGGCAAAAAGATGTCTTACGCCAAGAAGAAGAAAAAGTAGGCTTAGATGTCGATTGAGTATTATATCCCGCCAAACCTGCGGCGTCCTTTGCGGCGCGCATATAATCTTGGTTATCAGATTTTAGACAACGTCATTGGCTTTGATGACGAGTATGAAACCTCTGGCGAGCGCCTTGGTACTGCTTTGCGTACAGACCCGGTGAATACTGCGTCAGAGTTTGGCAAAAGTGCTTATCAGGGCGCGCGACAGGGTTTGATGGATTTTGCAAACTCTCCAACGCAATTTGCGAGTGATTTGCTGGATAACACGATCTCGAACATTGGGGATGCCGGGTCGCGGCTTAGTGTGTCCGAGCTGACGCCATATTTGCCAGAGGGTGTATCAGAGAGCGCCGCAACGGACCAGCAGTTGCGGGATGCTTACGGAACGATGTTGGGTGATGTCACAACGATTGGCTCACTGGTGCCTGCTACCAGGGGCGCTGCAGCGTTGGGTGGGCTGGCAACGGACGCTGGTATAGAAATTAACAAGCGTTTTGGTGCGGATATTGCCGGGTTTGGTCGTGCGGTTGCGGCTGGTGATTTGGAGCAAATAGGTGAGATTTTTGGTCCGGCAGGTCAAACGAGTGACTTGAGCGCTGCGGTTGTGCAGTCATCTTTGGGCGCGGATATGTTGTCTATGGCGGCGCGTGCAAAACCTGCGCTGGCTCAAGTGCTTTCTGAAAAAGGCATAAACCCTGATGACATCGACGCATCGCCGATCGGCACGATTAACGATGCAATATCTGTGGCAGTTCAGCGTGGTTTGCTGGATGCGCGCACGGCTCAAGGTTACAGGCAGCGTTTTGCGGAAGCTGAGGAGCGCAAGCCTAAAACCGGGTTTACGTCCAGCGGTGTGCCTTTGCTGTATGGTGGCGCAGCGCCATTGCCTGGATCTGAGGAAAAGCTGCTGGAAGCGCTAGAAAAGGTGCCAGAGCTTGAAAACATTTTGCGCTTCCTTACTCCAGATGAAGCGTCAGCGGTTACTCCAGGGACCGCACAGAAGCTTGAGGCGGCGTTTAGGTCAGTTGACCCGGACGATCTCATTGGTGCGGCTGTGGCGGGTAATCCTAAGCTTGGGTGGTATAGAGAAAGCTCTAGGGCATTAGGCACAATCTTTGAGGATGACACAAAGCGGTTTGCTGCATTATTGGCGGCTTTATCTCCGCAAACATCAGTAGAAATGAATTTGCGCAATGCGGTGGAAACCTGGGCGAATTGGACGAAGGCCGGGCGCCCGAAAGATCCAGATGAAATACTGGAAATCATGGGGCGCAGTGTTTTGGGCGACAAGGGTGAGAAAAGTGTTCTTGATGCGTGGAAGAAGAACTCTATCAAGACCTTATCCAAGCCGGAGGGTACGCCAGATAGTGAGTTTCGATTAAGTGGTCCCAAGGTTGACAGTTTTGCGTTAAATTCAACGGGTGATCTTGTGCCTGTTACGAATGATGCTTGGATGGCTAACACGTCCGGTGTGCCGCAAGAGCTTTACGCGCGTAGTAGTAGCAGCAACCCAGACCCAGGATTCAGTCCCGGTTATTTAGGTACTACAGCGCAAACGCGTGTTGCGGCTGATAAAATGACCAATATTTTAGGCACACGTATCATGCCTGCAGAGGTGCAGGAGACTGTATGGTCTTTTGGAAAAGCCTTGTACGAAGACATGAAAGCAGGTAAAGCTGACGGTGGCCCGTCTGCGTTGCAGATTTATAGAGAGGGTCTACTGACGCCGGAGCGCATTGCTGACACGCCTGATTTTGGCACTTTGCTTAGTCAGTTTAACTACGGAGAACCTTTAAGAGAGGTAGGTTATGGATCGCTCATCGATGAAGCAGCCCGGTCTGCTCAAGGCTTTGGAACCCGCGACATCAGCTTCGCCGCAAACCGCGCAGGAGCCGAAAATGTCGCAAGACGGCTCGACACCCTTTACCAGCACCGACAGTTCGTATCTGCGGCAGCACCTTTCAGATATGGATCTAATGATCTTGGAAGAGCAAATGCGGGGAAAAGTGAATTTCTCGCATCTTACGGAAAGCGAAGTGGTGGACTTGTTCCTTTAAGTTTTGGCGGCGTTGGCGGTATAATTAAGCCTACCCCAGCATTTACCGACTTTATTACAAGGCAGGGCTTAACGCCCACTGACTTTGTAAAGCTTGGTAATGACACAGATAGCCGTAAAGCCTTTGTGGCTAAGATGACAGAGGCTCAGGAGTCTCGCGGTCCTATGGGTAAATCTGTCACAATTAATTCTGCGAACAAGTACAAAGGCTATAAGCTATTCACCACGCCTGACGGTGAGGGTGGTTTTGCAATATCACCTGACGGCGAGCTTTCATCCCTTGTATCCCGCAAAGACTCCGGTCTGGGCCGAGGCTTTACGGACAACGTGCTTGCTGCGGGTGTATCTGAAGGTGGCAAGTGGTTAAACGCCTTTGATACTGTTCTACCTCAAAAGTATTCACGTTTTGGCTTTCAGCCTGTCGCGCGCTTAAAATTCAATGAAGAGATAATGCGCGCAGATTATGGTGATGAGGCCGTTGATGCGTTTATGAGCAAAATGAGTATGTATAACAACGGTCAACCGGATCTTGTGTTTATGGTGTTTAATCCTAAGTTCACAGCCTCTGTCGCGCGCAATGTCGGCGGTGAGCTTGTTGATACTTATGATGACGCCATGAAATTGGTGAATAGAAAAATAAATGAACTAGAAAACCCAAAACCTAAAAAGAAGTAACACCCACCCCACCCTTCCCTCAAATTCTGTGTTTCACGCCTGCTGTGGTATTTTGACCATGTAAAGCAGGAGTGCACAAATGGCGATTACAACTTATGCTGAGCTGCAGACGGCGATTGGCGACTGGCTAAACCGGGCAGACTTGGATCAGAAAATACCCGATTTTATTCGGCTGGCTGAATCGACGTTGAACGATGTTCTGCGTCAAGCTGATATGGTTACCCAATCAACTGGCATTACGATTACAGCTGGCAGGGCAACGCTGCCAACAGATGCGCTTGAGGTTGTGTATGCGCAAGTTGGGTCTACAGAAGACGAGCCGCTGGAGCAAGTCTCTCCGCAGCAGCTCACCATGCTGCGCCGGACTAGAACACGCGATGCGGCTAATCCCAGGTTCTTTGCCATTATTGGGCGCCAGATTGTCGTGACCCCTACCCCATCCAGCGGCACCTTGGACATTGACTATTACCAGCGCATCCCGGCGTTGACCACATCCAACACGTCCAACTGGCTGCTAGACGATGCACCGCATGTGTATCTTTATACAAGTTTGCTGCACGCAACGCCGTTCTTGATGGATGATGCGCGGTATCAAGTATTCCAAAACACGGTGTCTCAGCAAGTTATGGCGAGCGTGAAATCTCAACAAACGCTAAGCTTGGATGATGTGAAATCTGCAGGTTTTAGTCTTTCAACGCCTTCTGATCTCGCAGCGGCTGCGATGGACGCTAAGGCTGCCGTCAACAATGCTGCCAACAATATGTGAGGCATAGATGCCTAGCACCTATCAAGAGCTTAAAGATGCGGTTTTAGCTTTTTCGAACAGCCAGGTCATTGAGCAAAGCATCGATACGTTCATTGATTTGTGCGAGGCCGATATGTCT